AAATAAAAATTGATTTATGCTTCTTTTATATAAAGATTAAACGATATTTATATACAATGGGTGATTACAAAAAAGATATCGATGAACTAATAGATATTTATATTGAGGAGAATGACTTAGAATATTTAACAAAAGATGATTACGATGAATTAGTTGAATATGCGCATATAAGTCTTCAAGAACATCATGATATTAAAATAAATAAACAACAAGTTATTTCAATTATGAATAATTTATTGGAGGGTGAAATGATATATTATAAGAAACCAGTTATTGAAAAAACTCCTGAAGATGAAGAGTATGATAGATTGGAGGAATATTATGAATATTTGATGAATTTACCTCAACCAGAACAAAAAAGTAAAGCATGGTTTGATATGCGTAATAATATGATTACAGCATCATCTGCTTTCCAAGCAATTGATTATGAAAAGAAAGGTAAATATGGAACAATGGAAGATTATATATATGAGAAATTATTTGGTCGTGTATTTAGTGAAAATAAAATGGTTCATCATGGTAAAAAGTATGAACACATTATTACAATGTTATATGAGCATATTTATAATGTAAAGATTGGTGAATTTGGATTACTTCAACATCCACAATATAGTTTTATTGGTGCCAGTCCAGATGGTATTTGTAGTTCTTATAGATTGGATGGTACACGTGGTTCTCCACTTTTAGGAACTATGCTTGAAATTAAGTGTCCATATTCGAGACCAATTAATACATCTGGTGAGATTATAAATGGAATATGTCCTGATTATTATTACATGCAAGTTCAATTACAATTACAATGTTGTAATTTGAAGAGATGTGATTTTATTCAAGCAACAATTAGAGAATATACATGTGAAGATGAATTTTTAAATGATAATTATATTCCAAATCATACAGAAAACCAAAATGAACAAGTAAAAATAAATCCAAATTTTGGTAGAAATGCTGTAATTCAGTTATTACCGAAGAAGTGGGTTCAAAAGGAGAAATATGATTCAAAAGTATTTTACAGTAAATATCTATATCCTCCATCATTAAATATGGATAGAGATCAAATATTAGAATGGATTCAATCTGAAAAAGAGAAGTTTCCATCGTCACCTCTTGCAACTGATTATAAATTTGATCAACCTTTGTTTTTTAGAGTAGTGTCATCTCATAACATTAGTATATATCGTGATGATAAATATTTTGCCGAAGCATTACCAAAGTTAAAGAAGACATGGGATACTATTTTATATTATAAGGCAAATAAGGAAGAAGCACAAAAATTTAAAGATGCATATGATAGTAAGAAGAAACCAAAGGTTGAATTTGTTGTGAGTAAACCAAATAGTGGTTTTATTGATACTGAATAATTTTTTTATATTCATAAATGAATATAAAAAATTGAAATTACATTTGTATATATATTTATATATTCAAATAAAATTTACCATGGCATCCTCTTCAGAACTGCCTTCAGAAATGATACTATCCACAATTTTAGAATATACGTCTACAAGTCCTAAAGACTTAACTTACATTGGAATTGGAACTAATCCTCATAAAGATCTTGATGAATTATCAGAAAAAGACAGAAATTTCTGGGATCAAGTTATTCCTGTTTTTATGAATGAAATTATTGATACTGGAAAATCTATTCGTATGATACATATTGATCCAGCATATGAGGGAAGTATGTCTAAAATGATGGAATATTTTTCTAGACGAGGATATACATATGATACTTCTTTAGGATTTAATCGATGGGTTAAGGATAATAACCGAATTGAAATTCTTATTTTTTCAGTTGCATTTGAACATTTTAAATTTGTTATGGAACAATTTAGACATCTTCCTCATAATAATATTCCTACAGATGATTGGTTTCTGGAGATGATTACAGAACAGACTATACTACAAGGAGGACGATTGATTCTACAAGAATTTACTGGATATGAAACAACTGAATTATTCAAAAAAATATTTGATAAGACTCAAAATAAAGAGTTATTCAAAAAGAAAATTCTTTTTGATGTATCATATGGTAACTCAAGCTGTATGTTAGATCTAACTAAATATAAACCCTTCTATGATAAGAATGGAGATTTCTTGAATTTTATTTTGTATACTCGTGATGAGATACTACAGATTATGGGTATTCATCCTGGAATGGATGAATTGATTAAGAAATATTTTCTAAAAGAATATAGAGATGTTTTAAATAATCATCAAGTAAATTACAGACGTAAATTGAAAGGTGATAAGTTACTATTTCCTAATAAATATTATGATGAATCAGCTACACCAGATGATATCATGAAAGTTCTACAAAAACTTCTATCTGAACGATATGATATTTTTAGAAAGATGAAACTAATTTCTGCTGAGAAAGAATTAGAAATTATTCAGCTATTCGAAAACTATCGTACAATTGATCCGTATCGATGGCATGAACTTATGAATAAAATTATTTTATAAATGACTTTTAATTGTCTTAATAATTAATTCAATTTCTTTACTAGGATAACCATAAAAAATTTCTCCACTATCAACAAAATCTTTATTTGTCATAACAACATAAATAAATGGATTTAAATGAAGATTATATAAATTAGAATATTCTAGATGTGTATTTACTAAAATAAAAAATAATCCATTAATATTTTTACTAGTTGTTTTAATAAATTCATTAAAATTTATAAATTCTATAATAATATCATCTTTTGTTTTATTATATTCATTTATTCCAATAATTTTATGAATATATATATATAATTTTTTATCATCTGAATTTAATAGATTTTTAAATCTATTAATACATCTTTTATAATATTCATAATCTTCTGTTTTAAATATATCATGATGTACTAATAATAATTTTGAATCATATGTATTAAAATTATCTGTTATTTTATCAATTGGATCATAATATGTATTAATAATATAATTACCACTACCAATCAATAAAGAAACATCATCAATTATATTATAATTATTCATCTCTTTTTTAATATAATTTTCAATGTTAAGAAATTCTTTAAAATCATTTAAAATACAATGCTGAATAGTTGATAATTTTGAAATAGTCCAATCAAAGGGATAACTTTCTTTTTTTAAATTTAATATTCTAATAATTTCAGAACTACTACATCTATAACCCATTGGAATAATTTTACAATTTGGTATTTCATGTAATCCATATAAGTTATTTAATTCTTTTAAAAAATTAACATTTAAGAATATTTCATCATTATTCATTATAAAAATATATAAATATCTTTTTATATTTATTGTCTTGGATGAACGTGTAATAAATCTTTGTATAAATCATCTTCAAATATACCAAATTTAAATTGTAATGATACTTGTAATTTGAGATAGTATGGATTTCTAATATATGAACATCTACAAGAATAATCTGTAGATGTTTGACAATCACATGTAGACGTATTTGCACGTGTGTCTAAATTATTTGTTACATATTGATTTCCATATCTATCTGTTATTTTAACAGTATATTTAAGTGCATTTTGTAAAATAGAATCTTTGTAAAAAATAAATGGTGGATATATATTATTTAAAACAGTATAACTATTTGTACCAATACATGTAGCAATAAATGTTACTTTATCTGAATTTGTTGTATATACATAATTAGTTATTTCTGGAATATAAATATAAAATAATCTATCACCAATAATTGATATTGATGTATCAATATTATATTTATTATATGTTGTACCTTGGTTCATTTCATACACGATTGTAGGATCATCATTTATAATATAATTTATAGTCCAATTAGATCCACTTACATATATACTAACAACACGTATAGTAACTGTACTTGCTGATAAAACAATTGTATGTACATCGTTATTAGATAAATATGGATAATTTATACCATAATATGTTTTTATTGTTGTATAATCAGCATCTCTTGATAAAGCAGTTTGTTTAATAGTATAGTTATTTGGTAAAGTGACAGTTTCTAATTTTAGATATTTAATATCTTTATATTTTTTTTGAATAACAGGTTGATTACTATTTTTATCACCATTAAAAGTTATGTTAAATTGGAATGGATTTGGAAATGCTAGGAGACTACGATCAGCACTATCAATGTTTAAACCATATTGAACTAATCTATCAATGAAATCTCTAATAGTTCTACCATTAGAATGAATATATAATGAATACATTCCCCAATTATTATTGATCTCTCCTTTAAAATCAAATAAATCTTTAATTTCGAATAAAAATCTACGGTGTCTTTTGTCAGTCCATGTAATGCGAGAACCGACATCCGCAAGTTGATTTAAAAAGAACTCCATTTTATAATAAGTTATTATATAAAAAATTATTTAGATAAATGTATTATGAGAGAACAATTTATCAATAATAAAATAATTGGCATAATATATAAAAATTTGGTTACAAAGTTAAGTTTAGACTTAGGAGTTGAAGAAAAAACTAAATTAACAAAAAAAATGATTAAAGTTATGACAGAAGTTTTCAACAATATTGACCAATCAAGAGTTAATGCTAGTAATTATAAAAATATCTTACGCCAATTTATTAATAACTGTTTTTCAATAATTTACAATGATTTAAATAAAGATAAGAAGCAAGAAACTTTTCAACAAGATAGTCGTTTAGATAGAGATCGTAGTTTAATGGGAGATAGAAAAAATATTGTTGATTCACGCTCTACTGATTCAAGACAAGCATATGATAAAGGATCAAATTTTGCATCTTTTAATGATAGTTTTAATATTGGTCAAAAAGCAGGATTTCAAGGAAGATACGAACCCCAAACAGATAATGTTGGTAAAAAAAAAGATTTTGCTGAAACATTAGATAGTAGATATAAACAATTGCAAAATGAATATGGTAATTCACATATGACTAAACGACCATCTACACCTCCTGAATTACGTGGTGATGGTGGATCAAATTTAAATAAATTATCACGTGAAAATTCAAAAAATAAACAAGATGCTCGTATGCCACAACAAAGACAACAATTACAACCTCATAATATGGATGCAAAAGACTTTTTAAAACCTCAAGATGCCAGAGCATTACCTACAAATGTTAGTAGTAAACAAATGGATACTTTTAATTTTGGTACAAAAGATGATGGAAAAAACTATGAAAATTTAAATGAAAATGAAAGCAACTACCAAGGAAATTTTGATGTTAATACATGGACAACAGGAATTAATCCAAACAAATTTAATATTGATGAAAATACACCATTAGCTAAAAAATTAGCAATGTATCAACAAGATCGTGAAAATATGGAAAATGGTGATAGAAAACAAGTAAGATTTGAAGATCGTAATGAAAGAGAAAAAGAGGAAGAAAGAGAACAACAAAGAGAAATGGAAGAACAACAACGAATACATAGAATGAGAGAAATGGAAAGAGAGCGAAAAAAAATGGAAGCCGATAGATCAATGGATATTAAGAGAGAAGCTGTACGAGTCCCACAAAACGAGGGATTTTCTAATGTTGTTGAAGCAAAATTAGGTGAATATGAAAATACAATTGAACTATTATTAGATAAAATTAAAGATTTACAAAAACAACAAATTAAATATATGAGTGGTGGAAATTCAGATGCCGATGATAAAATAAGATTATTGCAAGCCAAGCGTGATGAAATATTAGGAGAAGTAACAAGATTGCAATCAATGACATTAGATCTTGAAAAACAACAACAAATTATACAAGAAAGAGAAACAAAATTTAAACAAAAAGAGTTAGATTTAGAAGCTAAAATGAGACGTATGGTTGATTTAAGAAATATGGATGAAAGACAAGTAATGATCAAAGCAAATTCTGGAAGATTCACATATCAATTACAAGATACATTAACAAATGTAAGTGCAATTCAATTAGTAAATTACAATATACCATATGAAGAACATAATATAAATTCAAATAATAATAAATTATATTTTTCTGTTGTATCAGAAAATGATCAAAATGTAAATAACGATTCTGATGATGATATATTAACATCTGAAAGTGAAAATTATATAGATGAAGTATTTATTAATGCAAATAAAGTATATGTTATGACAATTCCAGAAAATAATTATGATATTTATGGTTTATTAGAGGTAATGAATAAGATTGGAACTAAATGGCAAATTAATTTTAGTTTAGTGAAAGGAAAGGTTGTTATTAAGACTGGAAAACAAAATAGATTAAAATTATATAATGATAGAGAATATCAAAATAACTTATTACCAATGTTAGGATTTAATCGTATAATTGGTGATAAATACAGACATATTGCAGAAAAAAAATATAATATTAAGAATGACAAATTAGTACAATTATTTATTAAAAATGTTGTAAATGAACCATTTGCTGAATTTTTAATTGGAAGTGCAAAAATTCATAAATTTACCAAAGAAGTAAACATCGAAAATATATCAAGATTAGATATTGAAATTAAGTTAAATGAAAAAACATTTATGCCACAAGAACCATACGTATTAGAATTTAATATTGTAATGAATAATGCTGTAAATTCATTAGTTGTTGAAAGTAAAAATTCTTCTAATCCAGCAATTATAATAGATGAGAAGAAAGATGATAAAAAAGAAGAAAATGAAGAAATTAATACAGATGACAATGATTTGTTAAATAAGGTGTCAAATTTAATGAATTTATAATAAAATAGATCATATGCGTTATAAATTAAAAATAATTTAATTTATAATTTAGGTTATAATATGACAAGTTTTGAAAAAACCCACTCGTCCCCAAAAAGCTACAAACAAGCTCTTTTGACACCTACAACGACTCCAACAAATACACCAGCATCAACACCACCTAAAAATATTTTTATGATTAAAACTCCAGTTCAAAAAATTAAATGGATTTTAAATTATAATGTCAACAGTAGAATTTGTTCAGTATGTCAAAAAGGCTTAGAATGGGACGAGTGTAATTCATATTATACAATATATGAAGAATTATATTTAGCAATAACAGGTAAATATGTTACAAAAGAATATACAGATAAATACACATCAGAAAAATTATTATTTTGTGATAAATGTAAAAAAAATAAGATAGATAATTCCTTAGACTCTTTTAATTTGTAATATAATTGGATTATTATTTTCTGTATGCTCTGATTCACCAAATGGTCCAATATTTCTTCCAGTTGTTGAATATGTTATAAAATCAAATATGTGAGCAATAGTATTTGTAATAGTTGATAATCTAGATCTTTCTAATTGAAACCATGTATCAGAATTTTTATTACATGATTTTGTATATAAACATGATGTTCCAATTAATAAATCTGAAGCATTTGTCATATCATCATTTAAATCATAAATAATTCCTCGACCTAATCGATACTGATTTAAACATGAATGATGAGAACTTGACATAATTGGTTCTAATTTTTTATTATTTTTTTTCAAATTATTTCTATGATAAATTACCCACTTTTTATAAAAATATCCATTATCATTAATAATAACATATGCTCCTTTTAATATTTTCTTAAACATATAATAATCAAAATTAGTTTCATTTAATAAATCAATTACAACCATTTTAAAGGTATCATCTAATGTTTTATGGTGTTTTTTTAAATATTTTATAATTTTATCATAAGAGTCCTCCATATATTGTATATAGAAAAAAAATATTTTTCTATATCTAATAATTTATTCGCAAATATATCCTGCTGTTTTTTTAACTCGAAGTCTTTTACCATCATCTTCAATTGCATAATTCTCAAGTGTGATATTTTGATTGTTAAAATATACTTCTCTGCATTCATTTATTGTATCATCTGGAACTTTTTGAGATATTATTTTATCAAATTTTGTACCATGTAATAATCTAATTATAAAATTCATTGAATATACTCCACATTCTGAATTTTTATATTGATTTCTTATTTGACTATATCTAATATCATATTTATTTTCAACTTCATTTGATGGTCCTTCTTTTTTCATATAATCATCTGCATCTATATTTATAACTTTTCCTGTATCCTTTTTATATTTCCATTCGGCAATTCTTTTAGCAAATTCTCTTATTCTTTTCTCAGGACGATATCCATATGAATCAAAATAATATATTTGTCCAGTTTCTAAATTTGCATATACTGCAACCCAATGAGATCCACTTTGATCATGATTATCTAAATTTGGAACTAATCCAATTGTTTTAATAGGATATTTTTTATTTTTTATCCCAAGCAATTCATTATATAAATTAGAACCATTTGGAAATTTCTGTAATGCTGTTTGCATTTGATCATTTGGAGTTTCAATAACATCTTTATAAAATTCTCTAAATGGATATTTATTTTGTCTACCTCTAAATTGATTGAATTGCTCGACTAATTGAAAATTTTTTGTATAGAATTTTTTAAGTTCATATTGAACCATCATTACATTCTTTAATTTTTCACCATTCTTCATTATATCATCAAAGTCCAATTTAGCAATTTCATTGTAGTTTATTTCTTGAAAGTCCATTGGTGTTGCACCTAAGAATAAATAATCAGGAAATTTCTTTTCCATTTGTTCCATAACATCATCAATATTTTCTGTACTTAACCATTCTGTTTTTCCTTCTGTTCCCATTGGTCTGAATATTTCATCCATATTAAGTGCTTCATTTGAATTGTTGAATTTCTTTTTTAACCAACATCTTTGATCATTATTACAATCCTTTAATTTTTCATCTAATTGTTGCAGTAAATAACTTTTATTACTATTATCTATATTAATTTTTTCTGATTTTATCTTGTTCTTGTCAATTGCTTTGTTATACAAATGTGCAATTAATTTTAACTGATCAACAGATAAACAAGAACCATCCGTATATTCTGCATTGGCAGCACAACGTAAATTATGATTAAGTGCTCCTCCTTTTTTATTTGTTTCCTTCATAAATTAATAAATATAAAAATTTATAATAATTCAAATAATTTGTTATATTATAAATTTATTTTTATTATATATTATATGTCAAACAGAAATAACTCAAATCCAAATAATTTAAGAACTAATCTGAATTCAATTGAAAAAGGAGTATCTGATTTATTAAAAAAAATAGATTCACCAAATGATTCAATGTTTAGTCGTCAAACAAATGTAGATATTAGATTAAATGGTTATGTTGATAGAGCAGATTTATATAGAAATAATTTAAATCTTAGTGAACCATCTGATAAATTAAAAGCAGCCAATCAATTATTAAGAGAACAAAATAAAGATATGAAAGGTGTTGATAATAGACGCGAATTATATCCTCAAAGTGAAATAAATAACGAATATAAAGATTTACGCAAAGCAGTAATTGATAATCATGGAAGTATGCCATTTGTAAATGCTAGTATAAGATCAACAACATTGCCATATGATGTATTATTATCTGAAGAAGATATGAAGAAAATTCAAGAAAGAGGAAGAAGACAAGAAAGATTTCAAGATGATAATCGTCCTAAATCTCCTCAAAAAGATCCAAGAGATAATCGTTTTAATTTATATCCCAATGCTGAAATTAATAATTATAAATCAGAAAGAAATGTTCAAATGAATAATCCCAGTAATGGAGCTCCATTTGAAAATGCATATCAAAGAAGATCTACAAATATCAGAGAAGTTGAAGGATCACCTGATGGAACTCCTTTTGATCATGCCTCTACAAGAGATCGTGTACCAATGATTCCAAGAGATTCTTATCGTTCATCATATTATCAATCAACAGATAAAAATCAATTAGATCAAGAAGTTACATATGATAAACATAGAAGAGAAGTTGATAGTGGTCAAGTTAATTTTCCAAATGGTGATGTATTCACTCATGGAAATGCAAGAGATCGTGTACCAATTGATCCACTCAATGTATATCGTTCATCTGATTATGCGTCTACACCTTACAATCAATTAGATATTGATGTTGATCATGTTCCTCAAAAAGCAATGATTAATAAAACATCAAATGCAATTTTAAATAGAGAGTTTGATATCAACAATGATAACAAAACATCATTAGGAGAAGCAAATGAGGATACAATGATTCACACACCATATACAACATTAGATAAATTTAATAAACCTGATGTATTATTTAAGAATGTAAATGAAACAAAACCACAAGTAGATGTATTAAATGAATTTATTGTAAATATTGATTCATCAAATAGAAATGTAACATTTTATCCAAATCCATTTAAATTAAGAGTAATGTTTAATCCAGCAGATCCTGGATATACAATTGTAAATGGTGCTAAAGTTGCAAATAGTGCCGCAGCTGATTTAACAATTCCAAGAGCATTTGAAAATATTAAATATTTAAGATTAGAAACAGCAACTTTACCAAGATATTATTTATTAACTTATACAACTGAAACAGGAGCAACTCCTTCAACAATTGGTGATGCAAATGAAAGAACAATTCTTGCAGCAGTTATCGCAAATATAAATACAAATAAGGCAAATTCAGCATATAATTTTGCAGGTTATATTAATAGTGTTGGGGGATCATATTCTCCACCAACTGGTTATGTAACACAATATGTAGCGTATACATGGGTATCTGCTACAAATATTAATGCAAAATTCAATGTTGTAAATTCATCAAGTGTTTCAATTGCATATGAATTAGTTTTTAATGGAACTTCTGCACAAACAATATCAAAGAGATACATTGTAAATACAACTGCTGATTTATCGACAGATCGTTATTTAATGATAAATATTGATGAAATTACTGATAATACACAAAATTCAACAAATGGAAAAAATCAATATAACTATTTATATCCTGACTACATTACAACAAATTATTTTTATGGTGACAATCACTTTGTTGACAAGATATTTAAGAATGCTAAATTAGGGACAATTCAAACACTTACAATAACATTGAGTGATAGTTTTGGAAATTTAATTACTGGAGGAAACTATATTGATACCACTAATTCAACAACAGATATGGTATCTACAACTTCTACACCAAGTGTTACAACCGTATATAACGATAGTATTTCATATGTTAGACATCCATATTATAGACCATTCCAACTAACCTTAATGTTTAAGGTTGGATGTTATGAAACTGAAATTGACAAGAAGATTTTCTTTTAGATTACATTTTTTAAATTACATTTTTTAATTTGGGGATATTTATTATTTGACTAATAATATATGTTTCATCATCAAATTTTTCAGGATTTCCATCAATTAATTTAACTTTTCCAATTGGAAAATCAAGTTCAAAATCATAGA